CGCCTTCGGCGAAAAAGCCTTCGACGAATCCGTCGCCGCCGTCGCCGCCGTTACCGCCCGTCCCGCCGGGACCGCCGGAGAAATTGACATCAGGGGCGGAGCCGCCCCCGCCGCCGGGACCGCCGTAACCGCCGGGACCACCCGCCACGCCCGTATTGCTGTTCCCCTCCCCGCCTGGACCGCCCTGACCGCCGACGCCGCCGGGACCGCCGGGATTACCCGTTCCTCCCATGCCGCCCGCGCCGCCGTCGCCGCCGGGACCGCCGTCGAAAAAGAAGGCCGAAGGTGGCCCGCCGAGCGGGAAACCGTTGCCGCCCGAGCCGCCGGGACCGCCCGGGCCACCTGGACCGCCCGGGCCCTGCGGCCCGAATACCGTACTCGGATCTCCCTGCGGACCCTTCTGCGCCTGCACGTCCGCGGGATCGGGTGGTGGTCCCGGAGGCCCCTGCGGCCCCTGCGGCCCCTGCGGTCCACCCGGTCCCTGCGGACCTCTGACGCCGACGGGCCCCGCAGCGCCTCCCGGTCCCGGCGTCGTCGAGGGCGTGCCCTGCGGCCCGGGATCGCCCGTAGCCGCTGCGAGCGCGGGCGGGCTGGGCGGTGGCCCCGGATTTCCGGCCGGACCCTGCGGTCCCTGCGGACCCTGCGGTCCCGGCGTACCGCTTCCCGGAGGCCCCTGCGGTCCCGGCGTCGTCGAGGGCGTGCCCTGCGGCCCCTGCGGACCACCCGGCCCCGGGACCGCCGGACCCTGCGGCCCCTGCGGACCCTGCGCTCCGATCACACCCTGCGCCCCCTGTATACCCTGCGCTCCGGGAGGCCCTGGCGTTCCCGGTGTTCCCGGTGTTCCCTGCGTTCCGGTAAAGCCCGCCGGAAGCGTGGCCGTCCAGCGGAGGCCGTACGGCGCCGTTGAATCGGCCATCAGATAAGATCCGGCTGCGCCGGCGGGGAAGTAGCCGATGCCGCACGGGAACAGGCTGTGCGAAATGAGGAACGTGCCCGTCACGCCGACCGGCAGCGCGCGGGGCACGGTGTCGTACGAGGCTATGTCGCCCTTCGCCGCGACTTCGGAATGCGATACCAGCCGCGCATCCGCCATACGTCAGGCGTTCGGGATCAGTTCGTAGTTCGCGCCGTTCGCGATCGGGAGCGACGTGCGGCCCCCCAGCGTGTCGCCGCTGAAAGGCACGAGCGAACAGTCGCCGCCCGAGCGGTTCGCGATGTAGTACACATGCCGCTGCAGGATCGTCGACTGCTGCGGGAAGTTGACGACGTTCGCGCCCGCGGCGAGCGTGACGAGCCCGTCAGTCGGAGCCAGATTGTAGGGCGATGTCGTCACCGTGATCGCGTTGAGAGCCGTCCCGCCGAAGGGAATCCAGCCGTTGCCGACGTTGTAGAAGAGGTTGTCGAGAACGGCGTCGAAGTAGATCGCCGCAATGCCCGCCGGGGGCGACGGAGGGGCTCCGTTCATGCCGCCGTACTCGGTATAGAGAAGCGCGGCGTGCCCGTCGCCGTAGATGACGAGATCGCCGCCCGACGTCTGAAACGCCGCCACGGTCGCGGGCGTCGGGGCCTTGTCGGCGACCGAGTTGAACGTCTCCGCTGTGAACCCGGTGCCCGCGCCCCCCTTGAGCGTCACGACAAGCCCGGTGTAGTCGTACTGGAAATTGTCGTCGGCGGCGTACTTGCCGAGGCGGTTGTAAATGATATCCCTGTCGCGGCCGGGTGCGTCGGCCCCGGGCTGCGACGTGCCGTATACGGCGACGTGCGCGTCCTGCGCCTGCGGAGGCGTCGTGTACGTGATCGTGAAGCCGTTCAGAGTGAAGTCGGTCCCGTTCTCCTGTTCGATGCCGTTCAGGAAGAGCAACAGGAAGCCGACCGGCGCTTCAGAGAGTGTAAATACAGTGTTGTTAGCGTCAATCGCGCCCGAGGGAATCTCCTGATGGATGCCGCCCGTACCGGGCGATGACGAGTCGTAGACGGCGAGCTGCCAGTCGCTCGCCTGAGGCGCTATCAGATACGTGATCGTGGTCCCGTTCAGCGTGAAGTCGTTCGCCGCGCCTTCCATCTGCTGCACGCCGTTCAGGAAGAGCAGAAGCACGTCTTCGGGAGCTTCGGAAAGGGCGAACACCTTGTTCGTCCCGTCCTGCGTTCCCGTCGGCGTCTCCTCGATCATCGTGATGCCGCCCTGGTTGCCCGGGGGTCCGCGCTCGCCCCGCGGTCCGGCCGCGCCCGCAGCTCCCTCCGGTCCCTTGTCTCCCGCCACTCCGCCGACGAAGGCCGAGATGCGGCGCAGACGGTCGTTGATCTGGAGAATGAGCGGTTGTAAGTCCGAATTCCCGACGCCCTGCGGAAGCGGCGCGAGCGCAATCTTCGAAGCCTGTGGCGGCGCTGCGGGCGCGGTCTGAGCCATTACTCGCTCACGCTCATATCAATCTCGGCCCACTCCCATTTCGGGCTCGTTTCGTCGGCGATAAAATCCGTCCACGTCGCGAGGACGTCCGACGTCTCGAGCGGAAAGTCGGCCCACGCCCATCCCGCCGCGGGATCGCTTACCGGGCGCGTCCACACGCGGATCCGGTAGACGCGCGCCGGCGAATCGCTGATGAGTTTCACGCGCATCAGACGCCCGCGTATCCCGGGCGGCAGCGGTACGACCTGTGCGGCCCGCCCCGATGTCGTGAACGTCGTCGTGTACATGACGGCGAGCGGCTGCGTGTCCTGATCGGTGTACACCGTCACCGTGACGACCGCGTTCGCCCGCATGTCGATTTCAAGCCGTTTGAAGTGCCCGAAGCGTTCCGAGTGCAGATCGACCTCGAGCGCGCGGAAACTGTCATCGACGCCGGAAGGCGTCATTCCTGAAAGGTAGCGTCCGATGCGCGCGTGCCGCACCTGGACGCGGTAAAGCCGGAATCCGGCGGTTCCCGTCACTTCGAGACGCACCGAACGCGCTTCGACCCCGTCAGGCATGGGAACGAGCACCCACGCCCGCGAAGTTATGCCCGCCGTGAGCGTGTATGTGCCCTTTGAGGTCTGCGCTTCGCCCGGGAGGTCCGTAATTACCTGAACCTGAGAAGTGCCGTCCGAGTCCATCTCGAAGCGCACCTGATCGACGGTCGAGACTTCTCCGCCCCCGAGCGCCTGCTCCATCGAGTCCCAGACGAATCCGTTCGTCGTCTCGTAGCCTTCGACGGCGATCTCGAGAACCCTCATCAGAAGCCGCGCCGAGTAGAGCCTGAAGAGGTTGACCGACGCGAGCGAGAGCTGCCAGAGGAGCCCTTCGGTGGTGGCAAACGGGTACTTCCAGATCGCGCGACCGCCCTGCGCCACGGTCGGCGACTGGCGGATCGCGAGGGCGTTGCCCGGGAGATCGCTTACGATGTTCACGCCGACGGCCCCGCCCGTCGCGTCGATGTCGAGCTGGAGTTCCTTACACTGCTTGATTTTTCCGACGCCGAGATCGGTCGGAATCGCCGACGCCACGCGCGCCGTCCTCGCTTCCACGTAGTAGTAGAGGTAAACGTTGTGAATCGTCAGCGTGCCGCCCGTCAGGGCGTCGATGAACACGGCCATCGAGCGCGCGAGGAATCCGGCGTCCGTGCCGCCCGGGAGCCCGCCGGGAGCGAACGCGACCGACTGGCGCGTGCTGCCGGGAAGCGTACCAATCAGATACGGCGCGATCTTTCCCGCGTTGAACCCGAGGTACACCTGAGCCGCGCTGCCGCCCGTTCCGTACTCGTAGTCGATGACCACCTCGAGCCACATCTTGTCCTGTTCGGGCAGTCCGCAGTCCTCGTAATGCGAACCGTAGACGCATTCGATGAGCGTTGCGTTGTAATCGGTCGGAACGCGGCTCTGAAAGTCGGCGAGCGAGTAGCCCGCGGCGTTGTCGGCCGCAGCGCCCGTCAGGCCGATCATGTAGGTGCCGTCGAAGATGTAGCCGTAAAAGCCGGTCGTGCCTCCGAGCCCGTTGCGTTCGTAGAACCAGCGGCCCGAGGGACGCAGTAACGTCTGTCCTTCGGGCGCCGGTCCTTCGTCGAAAACGAGTAAGGGGAAGCCGCCGCCCTGTTCGGCGTACGAAATAAAGAGACGGTCGAAGGCGTGTCCGAGCGTGACGGCGTAGGCCGAGAAGGCGTACTGGTTGATGCCGGTGTTGACCGTGCCGCCCGGCAGCATCGACCCGGGCGGCTCGAGCATGGACGTATTCGAAATCGTCGTGTTGAAGATCGGCAGTATGTCGGCGGAGAGATCGTGAACCATCGACATATCGAACAGCTTCAGACCGTTCGGCGCGACGAAGTAATCCACCTGGCCCGCGCTCGCGAGCGCCCACTGATTCACGAGCCCCGCTCCCGAGTAAGCCTGCTCGAGCTGCGCCGAGCCCGGGTCCGAGCCTATGAGCATCCAGATCGAACGCTGTTTGTAGAAGATGATGAGATTCGCGTGGATCGTGGCCCACACGATCGCCTCGTCGTCGAGCCCCACGTCGACCCAGTTGCCGATCTGTTCGTCGTGCGATCCCGGCCAGTACTGCGGCTGATCCGGCGGCGTCCAGAAGACGCGGTTCGGGTGTTCCCGGGTCGACCATGCGTAGAGCCTGCCGAAGTGGGGCCCGATCATGCCCGCCGCCGCGGGCGGAAGATCGTTGTCGGCCGGCATGACGACGCCTGCGTTTACGGCGCTCGATTCGTCGACCGTCCATGTGTACGTCGTCGGCGACGAGCCCGAAGTCCAGGGGAGCTGGGCGACGCGGTAGGCTCCGGGAAGCGTGCCGCCCGAGACGTAGATGTTCAGAAAGCCCACCCGCGGATCGGTCGGAACCGCCGTCGCCGGGATCGTTATAACGATGGTCTGGTTGTCGATCGTGATGGCCTGAGATCCGGGGCCCGGGTTCGATTCGAGCGTCAGATCGCTGCTCTGGAACGTGAAATAGACGACGTACGTTCCCTGCGGCGCCGTCCCGGGCGTGGCGCCCTGCGAAAGATTCACGGGAACGTTTCCGTCCGAGCCGCTGACGGAAATCGTCGCGTCGGGCTGAATCGGAGCGATGGTTACCTGTTGCCCGGTCCCGGGGTAGGTTACGGTGCAGTTCGGATCCTTCCCCGCAATGACCGAGATCACGAGCGCGACCTGATCCGGCCCGTAGCCAAGTTCAGGAAACGAGTACGTCGTGCCGCCGATCGAGAGGAAATGCGTGTACGGCTGCGTCTGCGGGGCGTAGGTGTAGACGGCCTGAGCGGAGACGCTGGCGGCGCCGCCCGCCGCAACTCCCGGCGAGGCCTGCGGAGTCGAAAGCGTCCACGTCTCGAAGCTCGCCGCGCCCGCCGAGCGCCCCTGATTGCCGCGGTTCATGATCCACATGAAACCGTTCATCAGCGAAAACGCCACGCGGTTGCCGTCGAATCCTGACGCGATCTGCTGCCCTCCGACGCCGCCGTACCAGACGGTCCCGCCCGCGCCGGTCGAGTCGGCGTTCGCGGCGACGAAATACTCGCCGGGAGTTCCCGAAACCGCGCCCGAGTGCGCGATCCCGGCGTTCTGCATCGCGATCTTGAGCGCGTAGCCCGGGCGCGAAACGAGACGCCCGAGACTATCCGAGCGGAAGTTCTGGCAAAGGAGGTAGTCGGTAATCGGAATTTTGTCGACGGGAGGCAGACACGTCCAGCCGCCGCCGACGATCTGCATGCTCTTGCGTTCGTAGCCCATCTACATTCCCGGCCCAAAATATTGCAGGAAAACTTTCTCGAAAAGTTTCATCCTTTCCGCACAATGGGCGGCAACTTCAGGCCTGGCGTGGTCGGATTCCTTGGAAAGCGCGGTAGCCAAGACGGCATAAGTGAAGTAGTCCTGAGCCGCCGCAGTGATTGGAACGACGGACGCGCCCTGCGCGACGGTCGCGGGCGTCTGCTGGATGACCTGGCAGAGCGTACCGGCGACGTTCGGCGAGGGGTAGAGGAGGGCCTGCCCGGGACCGCCGACGCCGAGCACGGGGCCTGCGTCCATCGAAAGGCGCGTCGGTACGCCCGTCTGAGCGCCCCATGCGGCCTCGAGCGCGTAGAGCTGCTCGACGTTCGTCAGCCTGAGAAGCTGGACGAGCGAGCCGTAGAGGAACCACGCCGCGACGGTGAAGACGTGGCCCGCGGGCATCGTGAGTTCCGCCTGTCCGCTCGTGACCACGACGGACGAATCGAAAACCTTGAAAATGCCCGCCGTCCACGCGAGGCGCTTAACGGCTTCGTCGGCGAACTGGTAGAGATCGGCCGGCGGAACCCAGAGCGCGGCGTCGAGATCGGCCTGAGACTGAAAGCCGAGGCGATACCACAGATCGGCGACACTGTTCGCGACGTCGCAGGCCATGCGGCTTTATTCGACGGGCGGGCGTCTCGAAGGCACGAGGTCTTTGCGGAGCTTCAGAAGCTGCGAACGGTCGAAGGCCGAGAATTCAAATGGTTGAACGTCGTACTGGTTTCCGCGATTTCTGGCGCGCACGTAATCGGCGCAGGCCTGCGCGGCGTCGAGGAACGATCCGAGAAGCGGAAGCGTCTGCTCGAGCGCCGCCGCGCCTTCGACCTGGCGCACGCGGTTGATCGCGTAGTCGGCGAGCTTCGGGTGGTACTGAACCGGAATCTGCGGCGCGTCGGCGTCGTTTGCGAGTGTGGCCGGCGCCTGCGCGTACGTCACGAGCGCCGTCGTCGTCACGATCGGCGACGGGTAAAGCGCGACGAGGTCGGCGCCGATACGGACGTAACGCTGCGGAGGGCCGAGCGCCAGCGGCCACTGCGCGTCGAGCGATGAGAGATCCTCGAGCCTCGCCGGTCGGACTTTCACGCGCTGCGTGTCGGCGATCCTGAGCGGCACGATCATGTCGGTGAAGACGGGTAACAGGTTGAAGAAGAGCTGCCCGGGCGTGATCGTCCAGGGCTCCGTAGTCTCGAGCACGAGCGTCAGGAGGCAGAAGAAACGCTGGCCCTCGTTGACCGCGGCGATGATTTCGGACGTCGGGTAGAACGTGGGCGTCGTTTCGTTGAGCTTGCCTGAGACGACGGTATAGAGTTCCTGCAGCGTCAATTCGGCCCGCCCTGGCCTGGTCCCCAGCCGCGGCCATAGCTTCGGTCCACCCGGGCGAGACGATGCCTCGTAAACCGCGACTCCATTTTGAAAGACGTCGCCTTGCGGTTCTGCTGATGTTCGACGCGCAGCATGTCGGCCAGTTCGGCCCCCGCGCTGACGGTATAGGCGGCGGCTTTGGTCATGTCGCCGAGATGCACGGCGATTTTAGCCCGGGCGCATTCAACGATTGCGGCGTCGGTGACGAACGGCAGCGGCGATGCCGACGTGTTGGATCCGGTAAAGAAATTGGGGTTGCGGAAGTATTCGAGCCCGTACCCGCGCGAGCGGAGCGGCGGCGGGTAGAACTGAACCTGGTGGAGGACGGGCGGCGACGTTTCGGGCGTGTCGTCGTAAATCGCCCACGCGCCGGGATCCGACACCGTCGAGCGCGTGCCCCTCGAGGCGTCCATCCCGCCCTTCGTCATCTCCTCGAGCGGCAGTTCATTGACGGGGTTGAGTATCTGCGATGGCTGGGCGCAGTCCGCGGGAAGCGCGTAGACGTCCGTCATCATGACGTACGCAGCGCCCGCGTAAACGACTCCCGGCGCGTCGTAGCCCGTGCCTTCGTAGGGTCGGCCGAGCGAGAGCTGCGTCGCCGCAGTGATCGACTGGACGACGTACTGCGAATTGTCGCCGGGGCGATAGAAGAGGCGGTTCACCATCGCGGCGTTCCACGCCGTTCCGACGCCGTCGACGACGGGCGATCCTACCGTGAGCGTGACGGATTCGGCCGGGAGCGACTGATACGCGGCGAGCGTCTGGATGACGCCGTGCGATCGCAGTCCGGTCCAGTCCGTCTTGTTGAGGATCGCGCGGTAGCACTCGTTGAGCCACTCGTCGAGCAGATCGAGCGAGACGCCCGGGGCGCTCGTCTGCAGGAGCATCCGAAGCTGGCCCCATGTGCTCATAGGGACTAGTCCGGGCCGGGGTAGATGCGCCGCCCGACGACGTAGACGGTGACCGCGTTCGTCTGATTGACGGGCGCGGCCAGCGTTCCCGAGCGCAGTTTCAGGTTCGTTACTCCGCTGAGAGTCTTGTCGCGGACGTCGATCGCGTAGTACGTCGATGCCGCCGTCGCGGGCGGAAGATCGACCGGCGCGCCGGTCGAGTCGTTCAGTTCGACGTAGGAAGCGCCGTCGTCGAAGGAAATCTGATAGCTGATGCCCGCGGCTGTCCAGCCCGCCGGGAAGTAGAGGCCCGCAAGCGTGTAATCGCCGAGCAGCGCGGCAGTCGAGAGCGACTGCCCTGCCTGTATCGTCACCGGGACGCGCTTGAGGCCGATCGACATGAGCCTACGAGATCGTCACGCCCTGCGAGCGGACGAGGATCCACTTGCCGTTCGACGCCTGCACGGTGAGCGATGCGCCGGCGAACGCGGCGAACGTGGCGAGCGTGTTGCCCGCCGTCCCGGCGAGCAGATTGCCCGCGCCGAAACTGATCGTGTGCGCGAAGTTCGTCGTCGACGTAAACGTCATCGTCACGCCGTTCTGAGCCGCCGTGGGCGGCGCGACGGTGAGCGCGACCGCCGAGGCCGCGGTGATCTGGTAATTTCCGCCGGCAACGGGAACCGCGCCCGAGGCTGTAATCGCCGTCCCGAGCGAGCCCGGATTCAGCGCATAGACGACCGTGCCGTCCGGCTGACTGATCTGGAAGGCGTTCGCCGTCTGCGAGACGGGCACCTGAATGTCGAGGCCGACGTCCTTGCCCGAACCTATCGTGCGCGGATCGTGCCCCTGAGAGCCCGCCCCGCGCAGCACGATCGCAACCGGGCCGAAACTGGTTTTTTTGACCGGCATTCGCGCCTCCTAGCTCGAGGGCACTCCGTACACGCCGTACCAGCCGTTGAAGCCGACACTGAAACGCATCCAGCCCGCCGTCTTGGTACTACGACTGTCGAAATCAATATCGTGCACCGTGTTGAACCGTTCGCGCCAGTAATAGCGCAGTTCGGTGTCCTGGACATCTGCTTCAATGAACCAGGCGTGCGGATCGGTCAGGTAGTCCCAGACCATCCACGAATCGAACGACGGCATCCCCGAGCGCCGGCGAAACGCATTGATCGTGTTGTTCGCCGTGTCGGGCCGGTCGGTCCCGCCGAGCAGCTCCGCGGCGATGAATTCGAGATCCGGCGGGAAAATCGCTTTCTTCGGCGGAATGCGCTGGAGCTTGCCGCGGTGATCGACGGTCTTACGCATCGCGCCGAGCGCGAGCTGCATCGAGGTCACATCCGGGTCAGTCGGATACGGCAGTTTGTTCGACGCCGTCCCGCCTCCCACCAGCGGATGCAGGCTCGAAAACAGCGGCTGTCCGTCCGGGCCCGTCGCGCTCGTGAATCCCTGATTGAAGATCGCGGCGGCGGTTACTTCTTTCGTTTCGCTTGCGCTTCGGCCGAGTTCGCTCGAGAGCTTGCGTACGACGCCGAACTTGTCGTCGTCCATCGCCACGCGGGTGCAGCGGAACCCGAGCGAATACTGCGCGTGAACGTACGTTTTGTTGAACGCGGGCAAGGCTTCGTCGTACCGGGTGTCCTCGCCTTCGGGCACTAGCGCCATTTGCCCGAAGCCCGTGATTTCGGTGGTCTGTTCGATTGACCGCGAGGAGGTTTCCATGCGGAAGACTTCGGAGAATTCTTCGGGAAACCTCGAGTACTTCATCTGTACGACCTCGTCGATGGCCGGAAGCATCGACTGTAAATAGAGGTCCGGGTAAAGGGTTCTGATGAACATGGCTTATGTCCTCTGGTGGCGTCCTTCCTACGACCCCGCCGATCCCGGCGTGAAGGCGTGTTTCGAAATGAAAACCTCGACGATGGCGTTCGGGCCTTCGTTATTGCTCATAATCTGAGCGACGCGGATGATGCGGAGATCGAGGCCCGCGGTCGCCGCGATCGAACCGGAGTTCACCTGCATCAGCGACATCTTCGTGAGTGGGTTCCCGGGCGATGCGACGACGTTCGCGTTGTAGTTGGCGACGGACGCATTCGTGATATTCGTCGTACCGTTGCACTGCGCGATCAGGATGACGTCGATTTCGTCGCAGACGGGAATCACAGCCGCCACGCCCGCCAGGCCATAGGCGAGCGACGGCCCGAGCCAGAGGCTCGTTCCGGGCGTGAGCTGCGTTCCCGACTGCACGCGCGAGAGCGTAAACTGCGTCGGAGCTTCGGGCAGAGGCGTCGAAGTGCCGGCGATGTGGCCGACAAGATCGAAAGCCCAGATCGGATTGACGTCCGCGGCGGTCTTGCCGTACTCGCGGACGCTGAACGGCGAGCCGCCCTGTCTGATGACGGGGCGGAAGCCGAACGGAGAATTAGGATTTGCCATGCGTTAAACCTCCCTGTCCAGACGGAATCCGGTGGCGCGTTCCCGCCCGAGATATGTGCGCGTGAGTTCGGGGTCGTCCGAGAAGTCGCCCGCGGCCGAGCTTGAAACGTTCTCGCCCGGGCGCAGCACGCTGAAGCCCTTGCGCTCGCCGATATCGCGTTCTGCAGCGCCGATCCAGCCCGTCTCGATTTCGCTCACGTGACGCGCCGATTCGGCGGCGTAGAAGCGCCGGCGGCGGTCCGCCATCCATTCCGGTATTTCGGCCATGATGAGCGTCCCCACCTTGACCGGATCGCCGCGCTCGTCGCGCACGATCTGGTAACCGCGCATACCGAAGTGGGAAATGCAGCGGTCGCTGAGAAACTTGGGCGCCATGCCCGGGTTTCCGTAACGTTCGACGGCTTCTTCCATCGGTCGGCCGAGAAGCAGCGGGTCTTCGGACTCCGACTCGACTTCGACGTTCCGGGCCGGGATCTTCATGATGCGGTCGACGAACGCTTTCGCGACGGCGTCGACGCCGAACGCGGCGATCGCCGAGCGTAATCCCTTCTGCATGACGGGATCGGGCACGGCATTCTCGCCTTTGATCCGGATGGCTTCCGCGGTCGCGTTCGCGTAGTCCTCGAGCCCGTACTTTTCGAGCTGGGCTTTGAGATGAGGGCAGGAGTGCAGGAGCGGATCCGGCCCGTAAATGATGCGCGAGAACGTGCGCGGGCGGTCGCCGAAGTTTTTGCGGTCCCACTCGTCGGCGAGAAACTCCGCGGCGTTCGCGGCGTCAGGCTTCGGCGGCCTGACGTCGAGCCCGATATCGCTCGCGAGCGTGCGTTCGGCTTCCTTCTGATCCTCGCGTGCTCTGATCTGCTCGAGGATGCGGGCGTTCGCGGCTTCCGCCGGATCCGAGGGCGGCGCCTTCTTTTTCGGCTTCGTGCTCATTTGGTCTTGCCGCCCATCTGCACGCCTGTCTTCGCGCGCTTGAGGTAGGCTTCTTCGCTGATGCCCATCATTGCGGCGATGTGCTTCTGTTCGGGCGTGAGCGTGTCGTCGTCTGTTTCCGCGCCTGAAGGACGGCGCGGCCCTGCGCCGCCTCCCTGCGCGTTAATGCGTGCCAGCCGGTCGGCCTCGCGGTCGCCCTTTGCTCCGTTCGGAGTACTGAGCTTGCCCGCACGCATAAATTCGAGTTCGGCCATACTTGCGGCGACTCCCATCGCGGTCGCGGGCGGCGTGCCGCTTTTGACGAGCTGCCCGTAATGGGTCGCAGTCGTCTTAAAGAAGTCGCTCTGGCGGTTCTTCAGGTCCGGGTACGTCGTGAGCAGTTCCTGCTCCGCCGAGTGCGCCGTCTGGATCGCGGTCGCGCGGGCGTCGATGAGCTGCTCGACTTCGGTTCGCTTGATGAAGCCCCGCTTCGCGGCGAGCCGGTCGAAGCCCTTCGTGCCTTCGGTGGTGATGGCCTCGAGGACGTCGGTGTCGTCTTCCTCTTCGGGTTCGGGCTGCGGCTGCGGCTGCGCGGGCGCTGCGGGTGTGCTGCGCGCCTGCGTGGCCCAGAATTCCGCGGTGCGCCGTGATTCGGCTACCTCTTCGCGGAGTTCGGCGATTGTCTTCTCGAGGTCAGGGGCGGCTGCGGGCGCGGCGGCGGCGGGCGCGGATTCGGGCGCGGCGTTGTTTTCGGTATTTTCGTTCATACGTCACAACTGCAAAGCGGCTCCGAAGGACGTACCGCCGTAAAGGTCACGCCTCGAGCGCGCATACGGGAGAACGCAACGACCACAAAGCACCTGGAGCAGTCCATCCTTCGGCACCACGTAAAGCCTGTATTCGACTCCGGGATCCCGGTCGCGCAGTCGTTCCGCAGTTTCGCCGCACGCCTGACACCCGGGCGGTATGCCGCGGGCGGCGAGCAGATCGAGCGCCCGCATGTGCCACCCGAGGCAGTCGTCGCAGACGCGCTGCGCGGGCGCTGCGGGGGTTCCGAAATGATGGAGCCGCCACGGCGGTAGCTGGCGGCTGCAATAGTTGCAGCGAATTGCTGCGACGAGCCCGTTCACTTCTTTACGGGCTGCTGGGCGGCGTGCGCTGCGTTCGCGGCGTCGTGCTTCTTTTCTTTTTCGGCGTCTTTCGCGGCGGCTTCGGCGTCCTGGGCGTGCGTGGTGAGGCCGAGTTCCCCGGCGATCGCGACGGCGTCGTCGCCCTCGAGCGTGACGGCGTTCGCGCCGATCGCGAGGACGACGGAGTCATCCGACGTTACGGCGGCTGTCTGGACCAGCTCCTCGTTGAAGGCGAGCTTTTTACTTTTGGTGACGAACATACCGCCGTCATTCGACGGCGGCGCGTTCAGCGTTTTTTAGGCTGTGGCTTCGGCGCTTCCATTTCGGCGAGTATGACGCCGGGGAGCCGCAGTATCGCTTCGACCATTCCCGCGGCGCCCTGCGCCCGCCAGATGTCGCGGGGCTCGTCGAGACGCTGGCAGTCGTTCATGAGGCGAAGCAGCTCGCGCGAAACGCGGTCACGGTAGCGGATGAACGACGGCGACTCGATCATTTCGCGGAAGCGGTCGCGGTCGAGCGTGTCGGGCGGTTCGGGCTTCGCCGTGACGTCCATTTAGTGCCTCTCGAGGTAGCCGATCATCTTACGAAGTAACGCGGTGTTGTCCTTGACCTTGCCAAGAGTGAGATTACAGCGGCCACAGAGCCAGCCGCGAAACTTTCCGGTCGCGTGGCAGTGATCGAACGCGAGCCGCGGTTCTCGCTCGCCGCAGATATCGCACGCTTCGGAGGGCGGCGTTTTCGCCTTCGCTTCTATCTTCGTGCGGCGCGCGACTTTGTAACAGGACTTGCAGCGGGCGACGTGGCCCCGGGCCTTTGTGTTGTCACGAAAGAAATCGTTCGGGCCCTTCTTCTCTCCGCACTTCGCGCACTCGAAGGTGTGGCGCTTTTGCTTGGACGCGCTATGGCAGGCCGTTGAGCAGAATCGGACGCGAGATCGCTGTACAGCAGCACGTGACGGACGCACCGAAAACCGAACGCGACAGACCTCGCACTCGAATGAAATCTGACGTTCCTTCCAACCGGCTTTCGGCATCTACCCATCATTCGCCTCGCGGTTGTCTCGCATCAAGACCGCGGGTACGGCAAAGCGGCTTAGTACCGCCCGTTGTGAGTTATCGCCGAGTTTGAATCCATTCTGGCCTCGCGGAGCTTGCGGATCGCGGCGGAGCGGTCGGGGCAGGGCGGCGCGTTCGCGATGATCATTTTGACAGCGTTCGCGAGCGCGTTGCGGATCGCGGTCCCCTGCGCGACCTTCATTTCATCCCACTTGTGGTACTCGAAACAGTCGTCCACCTGGTCGGAGACTTCGTCGGAGACGGCGCGGGCGCGCGTGAAATCGATGGGCGGCTTACCGATTGGCGTGTCGAGCGGCATTCCCGCGATGATAACTCAGCGCGCGGGGATGGCTTTCAGGAGTTCGGCAAGACTCCAGAGCGCGAGGCCGATCGACAGGAAGCTCCAGCGCGGCGGCGTCGGCGGCGACGGCTGCGCGGCCGACACGAGGAAGCACACGAAGGCGAGCAGCATCAGGACGATGTACACGATTCCCATGCCGTCTTATTCGACGGCGGCGAAAGGCTGCGGGTGGTTTACGTTGAAGAACGTGGACGTCGGCGTCGTCATGACGGTAACACTGCCTCCGTCGACGTCGATATTCACCGAGCAGCACACGCCCCCGGACTTTGCCGTGAATGCGAGCGCGTAGCGCCGGACGTAATGGGCCGAATGAATTGTTTCGATCTGCGTTCCGGCAGACGGTTTATCCGCGTCGAAAAACAGCTCGATCATATCGCCGCTATCGTTCTTATGGATCAGTGTCATTTGCCCCCTGCCTGCTTATTCGACGGCGTCCGTCCGGGCGTCGGCTTTGCGGAGCTGGCGCAGCGCCTCGTCGATGTGGGAGCGTGCGATCGCGTTCGTCCCTTCGGGGTCGGCGAGACGGTCTTTCGCCTCCAGCAGGAGGGCTTCGATCGTCACGTTGCAGAGCGGATCGCGATGTCCGAGCGCCGAGCGCGGCTCGCGCGGGCTCTCGGATCCGCCCGTGCTCATTTCCCCAGCTTCGCGTTCGCCCGCCGGTCGATCTCGGCCTCGAGCGACTTCGAGAGATTGCCTGCTTTGACCTGTTGGGACGCCCGCGCTTTCGCGTTCGCCGCGTGCGCGCGGTCATTCACCGGATAGCTTCGGCCCGGGCCCGCGAACGCCGACGCCGGCAGCGCGTTACGTTTCTTCGCCGTCAGTTTCGCCATGCGGTGAGTTTACGACGGAAAAGTTTCGAATGCGCTGGTGCAGGATCGCTTCGTACTCGTCCATTACGGTGAGCTGCCGGAACATCAACCGGCGTTCCTCCTCAGGCAGCTTTGAAAATATCGGGTTCGTAGTGACGAAGAGGTGAAGTCTCTCCTTCCGCAGGCTCAGTTCCTCGTGTTCGGCGACGACGCGCTCTTCATGCGGTTGCATCGCCGTCAATTATGACGCCCCGTGCAGGTACTCCTGACCCTGGTGCCCCGAGTAGATGTTCGGCCCCTGCGCCTGCGGGTTGCCCTGCGGCTGGAACGGCGGATTGCCGAAGAGCCCGTTCGGGAACTGGAGCGGCGCGCCCGCGGCGCTCGCCTGATTCGCCGCGGCGACGGCGTGCTCGACGACGGCCTGCGCGATCTTTTTTTGCTGAAGCTGCGCGACGTGGTTGAGATAGTGCGCGTGCAGCTTCGCGAGCGCGTCGGGGTCGCGGTTCGGATCGGCCAGCGCCCGGGTATAATCCTGCGCGTGGCGGATCATATGGAGCTGATCGTTGTCCATCGGATTGACGTGAACATCCTCGCCCTCGAGCATTTCGGTCCATTCGACTTTCGGGTCGATCGGGATGTCGGGCTGCGGTGGTTCGGGTACGAGATCCCCGAAGTTGGGATCCCCAAGAGCCTCGTGTACGTCGCGCGTGACGGCCCACAACGCACGCGGATTCTGCACAATCAGCGGGTTCTGAAGGTCGAGCTGGTAGCGGGCCAGCGTCTGCTCCTTCTTCACTTCCTTGCTCCAGACGCTCGAAGCGAACTCGAGCCGGAAATCGTACCTTCCGTCCCTGTCCTCGAGCGTCAGGACTGAGCCGCCCTTCTGCGTCGGAAAGAGCCCGTCGGCGTCCTCTTCCGTCACGCGGAAGAAAACCTCTTCGGGCGAAAACATATACTCCAGCTCCCAGATATGCGTCAGGACCGCGCTCATGTCCTCGCGCAGGACTTTCGTATCGAGGCTTATGCGGACGTTTCCTTCTTCCAGTAACTTGACCGTCTGCGTTGCCGTGCGCGGCGCGTTCGGGCGGTCGATCTGGCGCCCCATCTGAAGGTCGGACAGGCCCGTGAGTTTTTCCCCGTAGGCGAGAATCGCCTGCTCCTTCCACGTCGCGAGGTCGAGGTTCGCCGTGATCTTGATCTCGCGGATGTCGGTCGCGGGGTTGTCGAGCGGAATGGCGAGCCCGGGCGCGAGGCGTATCGTGTCGGGCGTGACGCCCGCGGCGGGGCGGTAGCCGAGCGGCGGCGTCATCGCCATCTGCGCCCCTTCGGTCGCCTGGTTATGGTTTACCGAGAGTTCGTCCTCGATGTTCACGAGCATTTCGCACATGCCCATGCACCAGTACGTCCCGTCCTGCGTCATCTGCGTTTCGACGAACGGGCGGCGGTTCTTCGTCGTGGGGTAGAGATCCTCGAGCGACTGGATCCCGATCACCATGTGCAGATCCCACAGATATTTGATGCAGAAGTCCTGCTGGCGCATCTCGCGCTTGTCGAAGTCGTATTCCGCCGCCGAACGCTTGCCCTTCTTTAAGGGCCTCCAGCGTCCGTACCACTCGAGAATGGTGACCCACTCACCCGACGAGAGCGGGCGGTCGTACAGGATCCCTTCGGCCTCGTCGCGCTCGCGCTTGATCTCCTCGCCGTCCGTATCGCGCATCGTGCCGTTCTGCGCGTACGTCACGATGCGGTCCCAGTTCTCAGTAATTCCCTGATACTTGCCTTCCGCTTCGCCCTTCAGCAAGTCGTCGGGACGCACGCGCACGCGGCGGATGATGAACGAGAAATCGTGCAGCGAGCTGACGTCTTCCGCCGGCACGATGAAGTCGTCGGGCCAGAGCGGATCGAAGCCCGCGCCTTCGTAATCGACGACTTCCTGCCCCTTTACCTCGAACGTCTCGCGCTTCCACGGCGAATACGCGACCGATCGGCCGAAAATGAGCTTGCGGAGAACGAACACGCAGAACGGATTGAGCAGGCGCATGGAATTGAACACGCGCCACGTCATGTATCTCGAGATCTTCTGGTCCTTGCGGTAGTCGCTGGGCCCCACGGGCTTCGCGACGATCTCGGCGTCGTCGCCGAAGAGCCCGTCCATCTCCTTCGATAACTTCGTTAAGATGTTCCACTGGCAGTACGGGACCGGGAAATTCGAGGCGTCTTCCTCGCCCATCGCCGGCACGCCGGCCATCTGGCGCCAGCGCCGGTAGTAATCGCGCCAGCGGCGGATCCGCAGATTGTGATCGGAGATCGCGTTGCGGTAGTCGCTCTGCACGCGGCTCGCGATGCGGGAAACCTCCGGGTCGGGCCATTTTAGCTGGAACGCTGATTGCTCCACAGAGGTACATTCGACCTATGAGCCAATCGAAGCTGGCGGTGCTTCGCCCGCCGCTGATTCCCCCGTCCCACCCGGACGCCCCGAAATACTGGATGCACGAAACGAGCGGCCAGCTCGCCGCCGCGATCCAGCGTTATCTGCGCTCGCGCCGTCTGATGAAGGTGCGCGACGTCGCGATGATGCGCGCGTACTTCCGGCAGTGGATCAACTCGCCTGTGTGGGACCAGAACCCGCACGAGTCGTCGCGCGCGAATCTCGGCGAGCTGCGGAGGACCGTCGAGGAGATCGTGTCGGTCGAAGGGATCGACATGTGGCTGCGGCTTGCGGAGCACGCGGGGCTCGATCCGCTGTGAGGCGCAGGAAGGCCGACGCGATCGGGCGGCTCTACGTCGAAGGCAAGCTGCGCGAACGCTGGAAGATCTTCGGAGATGCCGACGTACACGCGATCCTGATGGGCTTCGTCGAGCGTTACGATCTGCTGAACCACAAGCATATGGTCGAGATCGAATTCCCCGCTCTTCCTGTCGGGCAGCGTTATACACGCTTCGGAACCGATCCTTCGATGATGGTTAATCCGCGGGTCATCCGACCGTCAAGACGGGGCCGAAAGCCGTGTTTTTCACCGCCCCGACCCCCTAGCGACGCCGCCGCGAACTGACGACGACGGCGGGCTTCTTCGCGACGTCCGCGGCGTGCTTCTTCGCCATCGCGCGGCCCTTCGCCGTTTCCTTGTTGCCGTGCATCGCGCCGATCGCGTTCATTGTTCCGTAAACAGCGCCCGGGTTGTTCGGGTACTCCTTCTTGAGCTTGTCTTCCAGGAACTTCGGCATGGGTCCATTATCGGCACCGCATCGACGCGAGCGCGAGCACGCACGCCAGCCAGAAGAGCGCCAGCGCGACGGCGGTGCGCGTCACGCGCCGACCGCCAGAACGCCCTGGCTGAGTCGTTTCGCCGCGATCTCGCAGTAGCGTTCGTCGATCTCGATTCCGATCGCCGAGAGGCCGAGCGCCTGCGCGGCGACGAGCGTAGAGCCAGAGCCCGCGAACGGATCGCAGACGACGCCCGCGGGCGGGACGGAGTAGCGCAGGAGCGGATTGAGAATCGCGAGCGGTTTCTGCGTCGGGTGTTCGGCGTAGCCGTGACAGTTCGCCGCGAAAATCACGCTTTTCATAAGACGCGCGCCGTACGAGTACTCCGCGCCTCCGATGTCGCCCGTATGCTCCGGTCGGGCTGCGCGCCGGATGATTCCGACGCGATCGCCCGCCATCGTGATTGGCGCCTTAAATACAGCCGCCCACTCGCCGCGGTAGAAGTGCGCCGCGATTTCATGCACGCGCCGGAAACGATCAGACTGGAATCCGCTGCCGTTCTGCTTTTCCCAGACGATTTCCTGCGCGTGCTTCCAGCCGCGATCCTCGCCCGAACGCGCCAGCTCGCGAAACATGCGGAGCGAGCCGAAACACCAGAGCGAATTCGTTACCGCCGCCGCGGCGTCCATCCAGCCGTTCACGCGGGCGTCCCAGCCGAGCGACGTTTCGCCGTACGGCGGATCCGTTATGACCGCCGCCGCGCGCCCGAGCGTCGGAAGGATCTCGCGGCAGTCGCCGCAGTACAGCGTGACGCCGTCGCCTTCGTAATACGGCTTCATTGCGTCAGCCTCGCGATCTTCGCCGCCTGCTTGCGGGCTTCGGACTCAAGCCACTCCTTCGCTTTCGCGACGACGCCCGGGAGCGGTTCGGGCGTACGCAGCTCTTTCCGCAGTTCGTAGGGCAGTTTCCCGAAGCACGACCAGCAGAAGATGTGCCAGTCCTGCACCGTCACCGCGCCGCACGGGCAGTGTCCGGGCATCAGCGGATCAGCGGGACGGGCTCATACGTCCGCGGTCCCGTCTGCTCCGAGAACGTCAGCTTCTCGATATCGGGCTTGAGGAGATACGTCTCGAGCGCCTTCAGCGTGACCGACGCGGCCTCGAGGAACTTCTGCGCTCCGAGTGCCTTTCGGACCTTCTCTTTGTCGGCGCGGCGCTCCCAGCCGCGCGCCGAGATCATGACGCGGAAGCGATCGCCTTCGACGCGGAATTCGGCGTCGGGGTCGTAGTCGGCGACGAGCTTCGCTAACTGGTCGCGGCATTTGTTGTAGCGGGTCTGCGTGGGGCTGAACTGGTCCTTGAGGATCGACAGGTCGCCGTATTCGTCGCACAGTGACGCCGGTACTACCAGCGTCGGCTTGGGCAAAGTATGCGCCATAGCGGTACATTCGACAGTGGCCCCCTAGCCGGGACTGATTACCCCGGCGAACGGTTTACCCGCCACCGGGGGCCGCTTCACCGCCAGCCGAGCTTCGCCATCAGCCGCGCCGTCCGCTTCGCCGGCATCGCGGCGATCTTCGCCGAGATCTCCTCGCGCGTCCAGTTGAACGTGATCTCTTCCGAGAGCGGCTTCTGCGCCCTGCGCCCGGGCCCGGTGTAGCGGCGAAGGCCCCGGCGCTCGCAGCCTTCGTGCCCGTGCCACCACTGGTCGCGCGTAATCATCGCGTCACAGTAACGGCACTTCACGAGGCGCGGACGCTGCGCGGGCGCTGCGCTCGTCTGCGTACGCGGCGTCCGCGGCGGTTTCGGCGGCGTCGTTCCGCGCGGCGTGTAAAAGCGGTTGCGATGCGTGCATCCGTCGTGCGCGCCGCGGTCGTACTCGGTGCGCGTGATGATTGCGCCGCAGTACCCGCACGGCACGAGCAGGATCGGACGTCCGCGTTTCCTTCGGCCGAGCGAGGCGAGGATCGCAGAAGCGAGCGCCGTCATGCGGCGTTATTCGACAGTTTTTAAGTTCTTAAAAATTGATTTCTCTCAGCGGATTCGCACGCGATCGCCGCGGCGGTCGGCATCCGGTCGCTGGCCGCGCCCGCCGTACGTGCCCATGACGGGCTTCGTGTCGATCGTACGCGAGACGGGCCGCGGCATCCTGATGCAGACGACGACGGCGAGCGCCAGCGCGATAACGCAGTCGTCGTGCGTGCCCTGCTGCGCTTCGGCCTTGCCCTTCGGATTGATGACGAACGTAAGCAGCTCCGTCTGCGTGATGGGGTCGCGGATGATGAGCGCGCCCTGCCGTATCGCCTCGTCGAGGTAGCCGATGAGCAGCGGACGCGAGACGCCGCTCGTGTCCCAGCCAATGCGATCGCCGCGCACGATCGGATCCTGATCGGGCGTCACGGGCCGGTGATAGATGAGGCCCGCGGGATAGTCGGCGTTGAGCATCGCCTCGAGCATCGAGACGCCCCCGCCGCCCGGGTTTCGCTCGCCGCAGAACTGCGCCACGTTGTACCAGCGTCCGAGCGTGGCGTTATAGCGTCCCGTCTCTCCCGGCATCATTCGCGCCCTGAGGACGGCGCACTGCTCGCCGGTATCGCGGTCGATCACCTGAGAGACGCTGTAATCGGGGTCGGACTGGCCAGCGCCTTCCGCGGTCGCATCGATTCCCTGAGCGCAGTCCGCTCCGATCGCATAAAGCCTGCCCTTCTCCGGTCGCTTCCACACGCGCAGCGCGCCGCGTTCGCCCGCCTGAAAGACGATGCGCGTCTCCGTTCCTACAACGTCGGCGTGCAGCTCGCCCGCGATGGGCTCGCGCTGGATGGGGAACGCCTGGATGTGCGGGATCGAGAAGCGATTGCGTGACGAGGCCGCAAACGCTTCCTCAGGCGTTGCGGGATGCTCGCGCCTGAAGAGGATCATGTCGCCGAGGCAATCGTTGGCTATCGTGTACCGGCGCCAGTTGAGCTGCTCGAGCGACAAATTGAAGCGCCGCATCAGCTCCAGCTCTTCGCGCGAGAGCGACGACTGGAAGCGGTCGGCGGGGATCGCGAGCGGCATGGCGTTCCCCGCGTGCTCCCACCAGCCCATGAACAGCCCGATCCACTCGGAGTCGCTCGCAGGGTCCATCGCCTGCTGCCACATGACGTGGAACGTGTCGCCGATCGTCTTCGCCGTGCCCTCGATCACGGCGCACGTATCGGGCGTCTTCGGCACTGCGCTCATGACCGCGGCGAGCGTGGTGCTGGGCGTCGGATAGTACGGGAACTCCGAGAAGTGGACGTTCGTTAAGCGGAACGAGCGCCCGAACGCTTTCGAGCCCGCGGTGGCCACCTGAATGAACGACGACTCAGGATCGCCGCCGTACTCGTATTCGATGCGTTCGGCCTTCTCGCGACAGGGCGGCACCTTCACGAGGCCGGCGAACGGACGATACATCGAATTGAACCGCTTGTAGATCGCGAAGATGTTCTGCGTGCTTACGTCGTTATGGGCCAAAACGGCGGTATGGACCCCGGCTTCAAATGCGGTGTCGTGGAAGAAACGCGCCGCCGTGCCCGTCGTCGCGTGGATGCGGCGCGACTTGAGATAGATGATGCGGACGGGCCGGTCGCGCGATCGCTGGCGCTGGATCGCCTCCTCGAGTCGGAGCTGCCCGGGCGACAGCTCGAGCGGCACGAGCTTCGCGCCTTCCGTCTCGACAATAAGACTTGACCGGCAGAACGAGCGATGGTCGCGGAATTCGCGATAGACGAGCTTTACGTCTTCGGGCTTCAGTTCGGTGACGTTCACCTGACGCCCCGCCAGATCATTTCTCGCGCGCTCGCCAGCTTCTCGCGCACCCACGTCGGCGATCGTCCGCACGCCGCCGCCGTCTCGCGCAGCGCCGCGCCTTTGAGGTACGCGAGCATTACGCATCGTTCGGCGTGCGGGAGCGTCTCGATGACGCGATGCAGACGCCGGCGCACGAGAGCGTGCCCTGCGACGTCGTCGACGCGCTGGCCGCGGTCGGCCTCGAGCGACGGCGGGAGCCAGCCGCCGCGGGACTCGCGCATCGCGTCGAGCGATACGGCGCCCTCCTCGCGGTATGCACGGCGCTTCTGCGAATCGATAATCGAGCCCCGGATGCGGAAGTAAGCATACGCCGCGAACGCGCCGAGCTGCGGATCGTACGCATTCGCCGCCTGCACGAGGCCCACGCATCCGGCCTGCTGCAGATCGCGCACATCGATGTGAGCTGCGAACATGCGCCGGACGTCGCGCGCGACTCTTGCGACGGTCGGAAGCGTCTCCTCGATCGACGACTCGCGGCGCCAGCGCCTCCAGGCCCCGAGTTTCCCTTTATTCTTTAGGGTCTGGCTTGTAAGTGTCTGATTCCGCACGCGGTCGTCCCGCAGGTATTGGTCCCACAGTTTGTCCTCGAGCTTCCTACGTTTTGGCATCCTTCCTCCCGTCTGTTACGCGGCGGTGAATTTCGACGAACTCCTCCCACAGAACTGCGCCTGCGTCCGCGTTGTACGTGACGTCGCTGCGGTCGGCGCGAACGCCGGCGCGGTCGAGGAGGTCGCGGCCCGCGGCGATCGCGTCCGAGGGCTTTGTCTTCTTGCTGAGAACGATCGTGACGAGGCGCTTGGTGATGGCGTCGGCGGCGATCGCGAGCCTGAGCTTCGCCTTCGCCACGACCTGAGGACAGCCGCCGCCGTGCGCTCTGCAGACCCGGCCGCCTGCGATCGCGTTCGCCTTGCAGCGCGAGCCGTCAGTTTTGTGCGCCGTGCAGATCGCCATATCGAAACGTCTGATAGATCCGAGGGTCTGATAGATCCAGATCTGGAGTGAGACGCGGCGCTTTGAAATCAAGTGTAAAGCGAAGCCGCGAAAAGGCCTAACAGTAACCGCGCTGCGCGGGCGCTGCGCAAGGCGAATAAAAGGCGAACATAAACGCCGGCCACAGACGGGCGCTCCGAAAAAAAGAGCCATCCCGCGCGACTTCCATCAACGCTGAACGGCCCTCTTTGCCTTGCCCCGCGGCTTTTACCCGCGAACGCCCTTACAGCCTAACCCACCGTTTCGCGCGCGATGCGGAAGCGCCACGCGGCGCGCTTCTCAGAACCCGCGTTGACGGCCCACGAGACGCCCGCTTTCGCCTGCGCGATGAGCCACGCTTTCGGCATGCCCGAGCGTTTCGCCGCTTCGTCGAGCGTTACGTACGCGCCGAGCACGGCGACGGGATCGGCTGAGAGCCGCGCGAGATGCGCCGCCAGATCCGGCTGGACGAGCGCAGGCCTCGCCACAGGCGCCAGCTCCGCGGATTCTTTGAACGCGACGACGTCGGCGCGCTCGAATATCGCCCGCACGCCGTTCGGAGCGTCGACGTACTGCTGGCCGAGACGCCCCGCCTTTACATAGCCTTCTACAGTTCGTTTGCTTTTGCCGAGGAAGTCGCAGACTTCCTGCTTGGACATTTTTGCGGACACGCCGCCACGTGTTTTCATGCGTCAAGTGTCACACGCGCAGTCAGCGCGCAGCGCGTTGCGCGTTGAAAACTGCGCGGGTTCAGCAACTCAATAAAAGCAGGCTTTTCGATTAGACATGTCCAGGGACACAGTGAGGCGAAAACCAGCAGCGTTCGCGTTCGGCGTTGTCGCCCTCAAGCGAATACCCGCGCGCCGCTTTCCAGATCGCGCACGTCCAGGAATCCGGCATCTGATGCTCACCCTGGCGCCCGCAGAGCGCGATGCGGAAGCGCGGATCGTCGCCGTTGTGAATGGCCCACTCGCGAACCTCATGCGCGAGAAACATCGAATCGTGGCTGTAGACCATATAGCGGTCAGTCGCGTAGGGCGGATCGAGAAAGACGGCGGTAACGCCCTCGCGCGTCGTCGGCGACGGCTTGAGGACACGCGCCCAGTCCCCGCAGCAGACGCGCACCTCGCGCAGACGCGCGGCGAGCGCCTCGAAGTAGCGGAAAACGTCCGCGCGTTCGCCGGCCACCTCGAGCTGGCGGTTCAGGCCGCGCGGCGCGCGGTAGCCGCCCGCCCGCCCCTTCCATTCCGGGTGCTCGCACCAGCCGCCGCCGATCCACTGCGCGATGCCCCAGACCCACCAGCCCGCGATCTTCGCATCGAAGTACTCCGGATCGAGCATCATGCGGTCGCGAAACGCATACTGTCCGCAGAGCCACGCATGACGGGCGTGAAGGTCGGTTTCGTTTACCGGCTGGTCGGCGTGGTAAGCCACCAGATCCGGCGCCCCCGCGATCGCCCGCCAGAAGTTACTCAGATAGGCATCGCGGTCATTCACAACTTCGATGCCTTGGGGATCGGGGCGTGCGAGCAGCACGGCGAGCGAGCCCGCGAACGGTTCGACGTAATGCGCGACGTCGCCGAACCGCGGCCAGACGAGCGGCGCAACACGCGACTTACCTCCGAACCAGACGAACGGCGCCCTCAGAGCTGATCCTGGAACAGGGATGCAGTCGGGCGTGACGCGCCCGAGGTCTTTGGCCGCCGGATCAGCCACAGCGGGGTAACAGCGCATTCGACCTCACGCCAGAGCCAGCCCTGGCCGTAACGCGCCGCGCGACGGCGACGCATGACGGCGAGCCGGAAGCGCGCATCGTGGCGGTTGTGGCAGGCCATGCACATCAGCCGGACTTCGGAGCTGCGCGGGTCGTGGGTGACGTGCGCGAGGCTCAGATACTTCGGAGGCTTCCGGCCGCATACGGTACATGTGTAACCATGCGCGCGGATCAGCGCGGCGCGATACGTGCGCCACGACTGACCGTAAAATTTACGGTACTCGTCTCGTATGGGCAGGGCGATTCCGAGGATATCGCGCAATGCGCCCGGAGTCGATCGCTTACCCCGCCGGCGTCCGCGCCAGCTCGTAACGGCGGGCCCAGGCGACGAGCGCCGCGGCCGTCCACTCCGACGGCGGCAGGAGACTCAGCCCCGAAGGCGTCCCGTCGAGCCTCACGAGCGAATGATCGAATACCCACATGCGAAGCTCCCCGGGCTCGAGCCCGATGGCTTCGGCGGTACAGGCGAG